CTGGGCGATCTGTTCACGCAAAAACAGGTCCCGACCAGTCACCACGGGAGCGGCTGCGGCTTCGCGCAAACCTCGCGATTCCGCGTCACGCAGTAGAGCACCACGCTGGGCTGTGGCCTCTGCTCGGATGCCTTCGCGCCCTGCTTCGGTCAACCCCAACTCTCCACGGCGCTCCATCTCCTCGAGCTCCTCCAGGCGCTTCCGATCGGATGCGCTGAAGGCCTGGCGTGATTGCGCAATGGTTCCAGCGCCTTCGATTCCGCCCTTCAGGGCTGCGGCTCCAGCTCCCAGGGCTAACAGTGTACCGACCGCCATAGGGGCCTCCTTAGTCGTAGGTAACTTCGACCGCTACGCCCCAATTCAGGATTGCAGTGCGGTCAATGGTTGACAATGCAGCCAGGCCCACGGTGTAGCGCTGCGGGCCGTTCGCAGCGTGCAAGTGGACACCATCATGCTGACCGTATCCTACATAGGTATACGGACACTGGGCGCCAGCTGGCACCGATGACGCGGACCAGCCGTTGTAGTTGTTGACGGTCTCAAGGCTGGCGCTCGAAATCACCAGCCCAACGTTCCCCACGTATGGCGCCACGTATGTGTACCGCTCATCAGTACCTGGACCGCGCGCCCCATCATCTGGGCCAGCCTCCAGCTCAAACCAGTAGTGGAACAGGCATGTGGCTGGAGCTCTAATGTCCAAGCTAAATGCAGTTCCCGGCAGGACCTCGAACTTGGATGCGCCAGTGTACCTGCGGCCAGTCAGGGCGGACGTGGCAAACGTGACACGGACAGCGGCGCCTCCGCTCCACTGACCACCCTGGTATCCAGTGACACCATGCTGAAGGCCTCGGATCGGATCGTAGAGGGGTGGCTGGACGTGTCGACCGTCAATGAATTGAGCGTTCCGCAGGTCGGCGGGGACAACGCCCTCATGCAGGTAGACGCGCAAGGCGTCAACATTTCCCTGGATATTGCTGCTTGTGAGGGCTGTGCCAGCGCTGAATGAATTGGGCGGAGTGTAGGCCATAGGTCATCCCATCCGCTGGTGGATTGCTGTCAGCTGGCCGCACGTAAGCTGCATCTTCTGAGATGCGGCGCCCACATGAGTCACCAAGTCCAGCCTGTTATTCGCTGCATTAAACCCGGCATGGTAGATGCCATGCGCCACAATTCGCAGACCATAAATGGTGGTGGATCCTGTCGGGTTGAGCCAATAGGCGCCGGAAACTCCACCCCAGTGAAGGTCTTTCTGGGTCCGCGCGTCTGTCGCCCCGTTAACGGCGTTTCCTTGCGCGCTGTACTCAAGCCAGGCAGGAACGATCGACTGGGCCGCCATGTTGCTGGTGTTCTCGAACGCTGGACTTCCGGACTGATAGTTTCCCTGTCCTGGAACGGGGACCCAGTTGGTCAGTCCAGCGCTGGTGGTGTCCATCTCCAGGTGGATCACCCAGCAGGCTAAGCAGTCGTTAAGCTCAAACTGCCCACTGGACCCATCATCTATAGCAAGCAGGCCAGAGTTAGTGTTTCCAGTATATGGACGGCCGGAAATCACAGGTTCTGCACTGGTGTCCCAGTAGACGCGCAGAATCTCCCCGGTTCCAATTGTCCAACCACTACCGCCAAAGACCAGCCTGGTAGTCCCTCCGCCTACTTCGTACAATGTGGCTGGAGAGCTGGCAGCGCTTGGCACAGACTCAACCACGCTGTGGTCGTATACGCCAGTACCCAACTTGACTCGAGCGCTGTCAATCGTAATTAGGTTTTCCGTGCGAATCTGTGGCAGGTCAACGGAACCTGCTGCATGGTTCGCCAAGTCCAGCGCTCCTGATTGGCTGTAGTCAGTGAACCGCGTGTTCAAGTCTGTGGCGTCTATAGACTGGCCAGGTTCAAGGCGCGGGCGAATGATTCGAGACATAGAGAACTCCTACCGATAGCGCGCAATGGCCAGAACTTTGCACCCGAAAACGTGCGCCTGCATCAGATGCTTTCCAGCGGCTGGAGCTCCTGTGAAGACAATGGCGTCATCCTGACCAGCAGGGGTGAACCTCCATTCATATTCTACGGTGAGATCGCCCTGTGGGTATAGGCCGGACCCAAAAATCCTGAATGAATCCATAGACTTAGCGGTCCCCAAGCGTTCAGCCATAACCACTCCAGCCACGCTAATTCGCAGGCGCATTCGCTTCTGATTTGGTGGGTGATTGTTATTATCTGTCTGTTGAAACGCTGGAAAAATTGCAGCCAGTCCCGCCCATTCAATGTGGAGCTGGCCACCTTGGAAGCCTGTCAGGGTCTGAGTGTGGGCTGTCCGCCAGCCTCCGCTGTATTCCTGATAGGTGACGGCCCGAAACTGAGTGGCCAATGTGTCGGCCGCCGTGGCTCGGATGTTTTCCTGCTCTCCTCGCGTCGTGCCAGAACCCCAGAGCGGCCCCTGCGTTCCGGCAGGCTGGCCGCCACTGGCCCAGACTTGCCTGACAGCGTTGGTGACCATGTTGGTGTTGCTGTAGGCCTGTTGGGGCGTCTGGGTGCGATCCAGGGTGGTGATGGCTGACTGACTGCTGCGGAGCTCCGCGTTTAGCTGGTCGGCCTCTGTGGTCTGGTTCGTTCGGGCCTGGTGGTTGGTCCAGTACTTCATCCGCGTTTCCCTGCGATGGTGGACGTGGGTGGCATCCGGTACTCCACCTCCCATCCGACAAAGAGAAGGTCATCCGTCGTAGAGACCTCGAGCGCGAACCACGCGCAGGACTGCTGGGCCACCGCAATCCGCAGCGGGACCAGCTGGGTGTCCTCCCATTCGTTTGTCCCAATGATGGCGGAGTCATACACTGGAAGGTTCGCTGAGTCTGGCGGCTGGGCCAGGTAGCTACGGGAGGCAATGCCAACGCGCTGGAAGTCTTTATAGGCGTAGGCGTCCACGTCCACGCTGCCAGTCGTCATGGTCCAGAGGGTGGCGTACTGGACGCGCTTCTGAATCTGCGCGTCGCCCAGGTCGAGCCAGGCAGTCTTGAGGATAGAGGTGGGTGGTCCGTTCTCCACGTAGGCGTCGCCCTCAATCCGTCCACCCATGGTGCGGCGCTGGGACAGAATAAATAGCCCTGACTCACTGTCTGCTCCAGCCTCTGTTCCCGTGTTGTGACCGAATACCAGCTCCCCGTTGTAAAGCCGATCAAGAGACCCAACAGGGAAGCCGGTGCGCGTACTCCACCCTTCTTTTTCCGTGTGAAACACCAGACCCAGGTTTGGGCGGTCATTGCCGTCCACGGGAATGTAGCAATGGTACGCGCGGTCCATTGGCGAGTACCGGCCCACAGCGCGAGCGGCGCAATCCGGCGTCAACCGTCGAAGGGTGCGCTTGATCGGTTCGCTGAGGCGTAGGACCTGCATCTCAGACCCACCATCGAACCCACCCTGGAGAGCGTAGACGCCATCCTGGGCCAGGAACACCACGCCCAGCCCTGGCACCTGGTCAACCGTGTGAGGGCTGCGGCACGCTACCTGGCTGGTCACTGTCGTGGCAGAGAATCCGCTGGTGAAGTCTCCCGACACCACGTCCACTCCATTTTCACGGAGCACCACCAGAACCCGGTAATGGGCGAACAGGCGCACCACGGCGCCTCCAGGCGCGGACAGGCGAATGAAGTCAGCCCCACCAAACTGGTCCGGTAGGCCTGGGGTAGAGAAGTAGAGGGTATGGGGATCTGACGGCCCACCGTCCAAGAACAGGCAGTCCTGGTAGACAGCCGCTGTCCCAGCTCGAGGGGACGGCATTGGAACAGACGCGAGATCGGAAGGCGCAAGCGATCCGACGGCCGTCGATCTGGCTGCGTCAAACCACAGGTCTTCCGTGTTATTCCGCACAATGTCTATCAGATAACAATCAGTGTCTGAATAGGTGGGGCTGTCCACGGCCACGTTTTGGGTCCGGTAGATTCTGCGGGCCACTACGCCGTCTGGCCCAATCGGTAGCCGCATTGCGACGCAATACCGAAACCCAGCGCTGCCGTTTACAATTTCCCACTGGACCGATACCTCATCGGACAGCGGGGACTCGCTCCCGTTCTCCATCAGGTAGGAGACACGGTACCGGAACTCCTGACCTTTGGCCCCTGCCGC